CGGATGTTTCCTCTCCGCCATACAAAAGCGCAAACCATCCGCCTCCCAGGCTGATATCGCCGTTCTTCCATCCAACCTGTGTTTCCATAGGATCATAAAGTCCGTTTGCCGCACTGCAGCAGAAGTCAATTCCCGAGTCGTATCCGCTGCATGTAAATGGCAGTCTTTTTTCAAAGTCCCTGGCCGCCAGGGTGTCATTCAGTATCGCCCGGATCTTTACAGATCCATCCGTGATAATGACATTCTTCATGGCTTTATTCTCCGTCCGCGTATACTTCTTTAGCCAGATTAAACACAGCCCACGCATGCGGCCAGCCACAGTAGAAAGCTGTATGTGTAATGATAGCTGCCATCTCCTTCTTCGTTACACCATGATTCTTGGCATTCATGAGGTGGTATTTCAGGGAACTGTCCGTAACACCCTGAGACATAAGTGACACCACTGTAATGATGCATCGTGTCTTCAGATCAATATCTTCATTATTCCAGTTTTCTCCAAAGAGGATATCGTCGTTATAGTGTGCAAACTCAGGTGCAAAAGTTCCAAGCGCGTCTCTTCCTGCTGTCTGTACGATTTTCTCTGCCATAATAGCCTCCTATTTAAATATCCACGTGTTGATTTTTCGCTCTATGGACAGTATATTGGAATGCAAATAAAAAAGCCATTTCCACATTGTTTATAATGACGAATACGCCACATTTTTTCAAATGTGGACATTTTAAGGAGTACTCTATGCCTATAGAAAGAAAAACAGATCTTCGCATACAGAAGACGAAAAACGCCATTAAGGAGACTTTCAAAGAAATGATCTGTGAAATGGATGCCTCTGAAATCACCATCAAAGAACTGACCGACCGTGCTATGATCCATAGAAAGACTTTCTACCTGCACTATACCTGCATCGAAGCTTTATATGAAGACATGTTGAGAGAATTGTCTGAGAAATACTATGAAGCAATCGACCGGGTAGCTCCTGATGCGCCATTCACGGAAGTAAACCGTGTATTCTTTACTTTCATGGCCGATCAGGAGCCATATATGGAAAAGATTATCTGCTCAGCAAGTTATCGTGAGTTTGCCGACAAATTCTTTATGTCCATGCTCCGGCACAACCGGACTCGCCACAATCCATATGCAGCCTTCTCTCTGGAAGAACAGAATATCATCAATACTTTTCTGGGACTGACAAGTTCAAATATCTACCGTCAGTGGGTTGCCGACGGCAAAAAGATTCCTCTGGATTCTCTGATTGAATTATCGGGAAAGCTGTTTTTAAATGGGATATCCTCTATTCTTTAGTCATAAAAGAGGCGGCCACTGTTTTAAGATTGTCTCTTATCGGCAAATGCTGCGGACAGATTTTCTCACATTTGCCGCAGCCTATGCAGTCACCCGGTTTACCATACACCTGCGTAAGTCTGTCATAGTATTCGCCCTGAGAGGTGAAAGGTTTACCCTCATATTCCTGCATTTCAGCATTATAGACAGAAAAATATTTCGGTATTGGAATGTTTTTCGGGCATCCATCCACACAGTAGGCACATCCAGTACAAGGTATGGCTATGCTTGCGTTGATCACATCCCTTGCTTTCTTAATGATCTCCATCTCCTCAGTACTCAGCGGAGTGAAATTCTTCATGTACCCTGTATTATCCGTCAGCATATCCATGTTTCCCATGCCTGACAGCACCATCTTCACATTTGGCTGGCTTGCCGCAAATCGGATGGCCCAGGAAGCGACCGACATATCAGGCGCATGATCCTTAAACAGCTTTTCGACCTCCGGCACCACATTGGACAATGTCCCGCCTTTGACCGGCTCCATGACGATCACGGGCTTACCATGTTTTTCGCACACTTCATAACATTTTCTCGACTGTATTACCTCGCTTTCCCAGTCAAGATAATTCAGCTGGAGCTGGACGAATTCAACTTCCGGATGCTCCGTAAGTATCCTGTCCAGCAGATCTGCTCTGTCGTGATACGAAAAGCCCATGTGTCTGACATATCCGGCTTTCTTCTTATCCGCCAGCCATTCAAAACATCCGAACTTCTGATACTTCTTATAATGATCTTCACCGAGATCATGAAGAAGGTAGTAGTCAAAATAATCTACCCTTGTTTTCTCAAGCTGGGTATTAAACACCTTCTCCCGTTCTTCATCGTTATTAAAGAATCCACAGTGAAGCTTGGTCGCCAATGTAAACGCATTCCTTTTATGCCTGCTTACAAGCGCTTCACCGGCAGCATCCTCACTCTTGAATCCACAATACATCCAGGCCGTATCAAAGTAAGTAAATCCTTCAGAAATGAAATAATCCACCATCTTCCTGGTAAGCTCGATATCTATATTCCCATACTTTCCGAATGTTTGCAGTTCGGGAAGCCGCATCATTCCGAAACCAAGTTTCCTGGTATTTTCTCCAAAAGCATTCTCCATGCTGCCCCTCCATTACTTTTTATACGGCGTGAGTGCCGCTTTTACTATGGTTTCACTAAAAGAATCTATTTGTTCCGATCCGACCATAATTCCATCTGTCATACACCAGGCAGCCATCCATGTCCAGAGAAAGCTTGATGTGAGAGTGAGGTATTCACTTACTCAAGAGGCACACAGTCGCGACTGTTGTTTCGTTGAGCAACCGAATTGCTCTACCCTCTTTACCATCATAATATATCGGGAACTTGAAGTCGATCTCATCTACGATGCGCTCGTTTGTCTTTTTGTCCGGATATATCGTTATACTTTCTATGAAGTTCTGGAAGAACTCCTTCTTTTCAAGGTCTGACATTTTGAAGTAGATATCGTCAAAGTGTTCTAAGACCTTGTAAAGTTCCTGTGCCGTCAGATGCTCTCCGTACACTGCATTGATTTTATCTGTGATATCCTGGATAGCATCCTCGACCTCGCTGATCTTATCATATAGGTTATCCAGCCGGTCCTGCATATCCTGATACTTCCGATCATAATGCCTGTCGTTCACATCCAGAGCATCTAACATATCAGTCAGCTTTTTCTTAGCTCCGGATAATTGTCTGAGCTGTCCTCGAAGCTTCTCTCTTTCGGCTTCTAGCTGGCTGACATCAACCTTCTGCCCCAGTTTTTCCTGTATGAAGCCCATGAAGCTTTCATCATTGACCATATCGCTGATGACTGCTTCTATCTGATGATTCAGCTCATCTTGGTTCAGTGAAGGTTTGTAGTCGCAGAAATGATCATCATCAATCTTCTTTCTGTGAAGGCACCTATAATAGAAATCGTCCTTGTACTCGCCACTCTTCTTGTTCTTTCGCCTTCGGACGGTTCCTGCAAGACCCGTCCCACAGATCGGACACTTGATAATACCTGAAAGGATATGCTCATGGTCAAGGCTGTGAGTCTTGTTCCACTTTACTCCCATTTCTTTCCGCTTTGCCTGAGCAGCTTCCCACAACTCATCACTAATGATAGCATCGTGCTTGCCTTCAGCAATCAAAGGATTATCAACCTTTACCCTATGATACTGATCTCTGGTTCCCTTAACCTTTTCCGTTGTACTCTTACCGTAAGCAATCTTCCCGACATAGACCGGATTATCAAGGATTCGCGCCAGGAAGGTTCTGGTGAAATAATTGTTTTCCTGAGCTCGTGTTTTCTTCTTGGTATAACCATGCTGATTCAGATAATTGCAGATGGAGTCAAGTCCCATATCTTCATGAACATATTTCTGAAAGATAATCCTGACCACTTCTGCATCCTTCGGATCAATGGTTATGGTGTCATTCTCCTTATCAAGATTGTAACCAAATGGAGCTTGTCCGCCATTCCATTTTCCTTCACGAGCTTTTTGCTTGCGACCTTCCATAGTCTGGACCAGAATGTTTTCTCGTTCAATCTCAGCAACAGCAGATAAAACCGTAATGGTCAGCTTTCCAGAATCCTTTGATGAATCGATACCATCTTCAACGCAGATCAGATTAACGCCAAAGTCCTGAATATACTGAAGAGAATTCAACACATCCGCTGCGTTACGCCCGAATCGTGAAAGCTTGAATACAAGGATGTATTTTACTCCATCACGATCATTCGCCACATCCTGAAGCATTTGAGTAAACTCAGGTCTTCCGGTTATATTCTTGCCTGACTTACCTGCATCGCAATACTCTCTTACTATTTCCATGTGCTGAAAATCAGCAAACTTTGTAAGTCTTTCCTTTTGAGCTTCGAGACTGTACCCCTCAACCTGCATAGAGGTGGACACTCTCATATAAATATAGCATTTATCTTTCTTAGCTTTCATTTGTCACCACCTCACTGTTTGGTATCATCTCCACCGAAGAATCCAGCATCCTATAATGCTTCAGGGCATCAATGATAATCTGTTCTTTAGCTGCTGGACACGTTGGCACATGCTTTTCCGGATCAGCAGCCATATTATAATTGGCTCCCATATCTATTCCGTATTTCCGCTTAATCTGTGCAATGTACAGAGAAGAAACCTTAACGCCATTCGTTTCCAGAATATATTTCTTTAACTCTGCATAGGTTGCTTTCGCTTCTGCCTTAGTCAGCGCCTGCTTTGTGCAATCAAGAGTAAAACAGATATCATCCTCTTTATCACCTTCCGGAGTAAGAATGTCTTCTCCATATTCAGTGGAGAAGCGGAAGGATATGCTCTTGAGCATCTTGCCATCCTTGCGTGTTTCCGGCAACACCTCTATATGATCTATAAATAACCTGTACATTTCACGGCGCTCCTGACAGTTCATATGCTCATATAGCTTCGTGAAATGATTCAGCATTCGTTCTATATTCTCAGAGGCCTTGAATCCCTGTTTCAAAGATTCCAGCTTGCGCATGATGGATCTGATCTTTCTTTCGATTTCCTCTATCTTATCATAACCTTCATCAATCTCAGCCAGGATCTGGTCGTAGGTGACCTCATATCCATCAGCCATAATGTCTAATGCATCCAGCTGTTCTCCAAGCTTTCGATTGTTCAGTTCTTCTTTTCTCAGTTCCCTGCGTTCCTGCTTCAGGCGCTCTTCCAGTTGTTCTACCGTAGCTTGATTCTGAAGGTTTGCAGTCACCGCATTCTTATATTCCGGCAGTGTCGTAAGCCGCTGGATAATCTCGAAAACGGAGCTGTCGATCTTTTCCTGGTTATAGGTATGTCTGAATGAACAGGTCATTCCGTTAGACTTTCTGCTATTGTTGCAGGCATAGTAATGAATCGTCTTATAATACCCACCATGATTCCGGTTGATACGCTTATTCTTCGTATGTATCATACCGGATCCGCACATTGGACATCTTACCAGTCCTGACAACAGGCTGATACGTTCAGGATCATCTAATTCGTATCTATTCTTGGACAGCCTCTCCCTCTTTTCCTGCACAGCATTCCATTCTTCTTCCGTCAGAATAGTCTCATGTACACCCTGCGCTATTACAGCATGCTTTGGATCTGGCTTCAAAAGCTTTCCATCGGGTCCTTTTTTATTAGTTCGTCGGCCAAATATGAGTTTCCCGCAGTAGAGCGGATTGTCCAGCACATTGACGATAAAATCATACGTAAAGGGACGTTACTCATCGTCATCATTTTCTTTTCTCAGATAGCCTCCGTCATTTAGTGTGACAGCCACTGAAGTCGCTCCCATATCCTCCTGCAAGTACAGATCAAATATCTTCCTAACGATCTTTGCTTCATAAGGATCTATGGTAAGTTCTCTGTCTACACTTCTGTATCCATATGGAACGGATCCCCCTGACCATTTGCCATCCTTGATTTTCTGAAGTCTGCCGGCCATAAACTGGTCTGTGATATTCTCACGCTCAATCTCTGCTACAGCTGATAAGATTGTGAGCGTCAGCCTGCCACCCTGTGTTGAGCTGTCAATCGCGTCATCAACACTAACAAGATCAACACCATAATCAGTCAGAAGCTGCATCGACTTCAAAACATCTGCAGCGTTACGTCCAAATCGAGATAATTTGAATACAAGAACATAAGAGATATTGTCCTTCTGGCTGATGATATCATCCATCATCCTCTGGAATTCAGGACTGCTCTTAATGCTCTTCCCAGACTTCCCGGCATCGCAATAGTCACCGGCTATCTCCAATTCCCTATATTCAGCATACTCATAAAGCCTTTCCTGTTGAGCCTCCAGGCTGAACCCTTCTGTCTGAGCAGCCGTGGATACTCGTGTATATATGTAACACTTTTTCCGATTATTCTTCTTTTTCATTTTCGGTTGCTCACCTCACAACAGTCATTCTGTACGGAATTACAATATAGCATAGATCGGCCAAAACTTCAACAAAAAAATCGCCGGCCAACTCAGTTTGTGACCGACGATCCTTCCTCTTGCTTGGTTGCTGCCTGCCGCTCTTCCTCTTCGATCTCAGCCAGCACCTCTCTACCGTATTTTTCTATCATTCGTGCGATGAATGCAGCACACTTCTCCATATTCCGGCGACTCACTGCATCCAGCTTGGCACGCCGCTCTTCATTTCTCTGTCTGATTTCTTCCTCTGTCATAGCCGGTAAACCTCCCGTATTTTGTGGAAGGCCTCCCTTCCCAGCTATGTAAGGACAGTTATGGTGGATTTGACGATATAAAGTATATAAATTTGGGACTTTCTTGGTTCCAAATCTTGGTTATGCACGGTATAATGGTGCTATAATCCCCTTCGAAATGGAGGTTAAACACTATGAAAGCAAATGCACGCGAAAACAATAACGATATTCTTCTTCGAGAAAAAAGCATCACCGTAGATGGTGCTGACCAAATCAGCTTTTCAGACTACATTAAGGAAAAGCGGAAACTTGAGACCAGCCCTTCAGGTAAGAAGAATTTATCTACGAGAGAGCTGGCTGAAAGGCTTGATATTGACTACGAACAGTTTCGCAAAATCCTTAATATGAATAAGCCCACAAAGAAGCGTGATTGCATCATTGCCATCTGTGCTGCTCTAAGGCTAAATTCCGAAGAAACCGATGAGGCGTTAATTCTCTATCAATATATGCCTGTTTTGGATCCTAATAATCCTCGTGATGATCTACTGATCGAAATACTCGAAGAGCAGTTTTCAAACCCGTTAACTATTTCTGCAATAAACCAGCGTTTAGTTCGGAATGGCTATCCCGAACTGGATATCATTGATCATCGGCCTGCGGTAAAACCTGCCTCAGAGAAAAATGATGCCCCGTACAAACTATTGAAAAAACAGGCAAGAACATTCTCTGACGACTTGATATTTGGCGACCAGTATGACTCTCTTGATTCAGAGTACAGTCTTTACAGATACCGGTGTATCGCCGAAATGTGGCTCGACGATACACAAGAAAAGAAGGTATACCATTTAACTGCCGGCACTAACCATGACTATTTCATGGAGATTCACGGTAAAAATCTTTTCGATGTCAAATCATTTAAAACTCTTGAAGAATCCGGAATTCTGCAAGACTACTTTTTAGAGCTTGAAGGCATGGCAAACCACGAATTAAAGAAAATGTACGCCATACTAAATGATACAAAGAACTACCAAACGCGAATCAGTGCTGGCATCCGTCATGATACTCTTCATGTATATGCGGAAACATATAATTATACTGTCCCTGAACTGACAGAGTATTATCTGTTTGAGTATCAGGATGGGAAGCCGTTATTGTCTGTGTACCGAAGCAGTGAATTTATGCGTCGTTATCTCAGTTCGGATGTGTATACATCAACATACGGGGCCAGTTCAAACACTCTACTTGCTCAATATAGCTCGGTCGATGAGCTTAAAAACCACAAAGAACCAGGAACCAGTGAGTATCTTCTTAGATGTCGATCTCGATACTTTAAGCGATTACAAGAGCAGGCAGACACTCTTATCGCTGATCTTAAAGCAAAAAAGCGTTTCATCCGCCATCTGGATTATATTTATGATGATCGGGACCGGGTATGCCAGTTTTTCGAGGTGGATAAAGAATTCCAATGTACTTTGGATAGTGAATATAAAGATATGATGGCCGCAGGAGTTGATGCCGTTGATTTTCAGTTTGATGATTGCGGGAATGTACACATCACGCTTGAAGATTTATACACTGCATTTGAATTAGGCTTCACCAACATAAATGAGATATGTCGAGTCAAGAAAAAGCTAGGCTCAATAGAAAAAATTTTATACTAATCTTTGAAACGGGACTTAATTAGTCCCGTTTTTTAATGCCATAAAAAAATCCGTTGTATACTCCAACTGTAAACATTAATCCGGCACCGCAGAAAGGAGTTACACATGATTATTTCAAGACTGAGAATGGTTCTTACGAACGATGAGCTCGACAGAATTACGGTTAAAGAAAGAGAATCAGGGAAAATCCGCATCACTGCTGACGTACACGGCATGAAATGCTACGAAGCAAGACGGTTCATCAACAATATCATCAATATTGTGCGAATAGCCTTCCAGCTTGTCATAATCCACGGATACAATCACGGAACCGCCATAAAGGAGATGCTTGCACAGAACTTCAGCAACGATCATATCTATGAACAGTTCCCTGATCCTCGTAACCAAGGTGTAACACACATGCTGATCGCCGCATAACGGAAGGAGTAAACAGACATGGCAAAAGCTACAAGAAACAACACTACTAACAAGGAGGAAACAAAAATGGCAAAGTATATCGTTGAAGCACCGGAACCCAAGAAAGGTCAGAAAGTAAGCTCAGGTGGCATTCGTGAAAACGGAAAGCTGGCGACGCAGTTTAAAAATCCGGTTCCTTACAAAGAGCCGACACTGCCACCCACCGTTGTTAATCGAAGGGCAAACACTGAGCTTGTTCGTAAAGAACAGGCAAGAGCCCGAAGGAATGAAGCTGGGATGTACCTGCTTAGCTTAGCCTGGCAAGAATTCGGAGAGCCACTTCTCCGTTCCGGTCTCCGTAAACTTGAAAATTCAATCATCGATAAGATTGAGGGGCCTTACGAACAGCCTACGCAGCACATTCCTTCACAGGATCCTGTCGTTATCGATGTAGAAGCGGATGAAATCGAAACCGTTTACGATGATGATAAGATCATCCGCTTCCCCAACAGAAAAGTTATTTAAAGCTTTCTAGCATAATCAAGGCTAATCCAACCGACACCGCTCTTCAGTCTTCCCCAGCCGGCTGAAGAGCCTTGTCCGGTTCTAACTTCCATGATTGTGTACACACCGATTGGAATAAACTGCACCCTGCCATAGTCAGTCCCCGGACCTTTCCGGATATTCAGATCAGAGATGCTGACCTTCACCAAGAACGGCACCTTCACCGCAGGCTCCGCAACCTTCGGCTCATACACCACCTTGCCATCCGCATCGAACACCTTATATCCCGGATTCTGATCAGCGCACTTCTTCGCATTGTCCAGGATCTTATAAGCTCCCTTCTGACTCTTGGCATCCGCCCAGGACTTCCGGACACGATACCAGCGGATCACCTCTCCACCGGAATCCTTTACATCATACTGAGTCAGATTCCATTTCTCGATGATGGAACAGAGCTTCTCCACATAAGTCAGGCTTGTGGCATAGCCGCCATCCTTTATGATCTGCACAGCCTTCTTGTAATCCGTGCATCCCTTCAGCCCGTCATATCTCATCTTCTTTCCGTTCATCGCTCCAAGCAGATAAGCGGAATGGTCAGCAATGGAATCCTCAATACAGGGATACTTCCGGAAATCAGCCGTAATCGTCTCATAGCTTCCGTCCGTGTGCTGTTCCTGCGTCTTCTTCGTGTACTTGCTCTTGCCATCCCACGAAGATCCGCTCCAAGTGTTCCCAGAC